AATACGGTAGAAACTTCTTGGTTTGAAAAGTCTCACGGTGATTCAAAGGCTATCGTTATAGATGCCGATAACTTAATGAAAGTATTAAGACACGAGGATTACGAAACTTATAAGAAGCCAACAGCAAAGTTTACATTCCGTTTTTAATATGCATGTATTATTAACTATTGACGACGCGAAAATCTTCGACCTTTCAAAGATGCCTAACATTGGGAAAATTCTCGATGCTGCATACAAGAAATCTCGTTCGAGGATGATTAACGACATAGCTCATGACAGAGCTGTATTTATAGCTTTTGATGCTTGGTATTTAACCATGACTGATGAACAGAGAGTCCTTACGATGAAGAACATTCGTTCTACCATTGATGTTGACGAATTTGTTCCTAAAGAGCTACGAAATAGGGACCTAGTTATTGAAGCTATAACACGATTCCGTGAAAATATGACAGATGAAACTCCGGAACCTACTAGAGTTGATTCTTCTGAGGTCGATAATCAAAGACCTAACGAAGAATAAAGTAAGTGATTGGGATCTCCCAACCATCACAGATTGCGCTGGATACACGTATGATATCCAAAAAATGATGTCTCGCCAAGATGAATTGGCTAAAGAATTTTTATCTTCCTATGTAGTACCTAACCCCTCGAAAGAGGTATAAAACTTCTACAGAATTGGTTAACTTTAATATCAATTCTGAATTTTGAATAGTACGATTGATGAGGAATTAGGGATTCTTAACAAGTATCACCTAAATCCTAACGAACTTTTCGTTATTCGTATTCTCTTATTAGCCGCTGAGGAAGACGATACTTACCTATATCGTTATTTTACAATCCCCGAAGAAGATAGAGGAGATTTCCGCGACATACTCGTTAAATTACAAGATAAAGGTATTATAGTAAAGAGTTACAAGATTCCTAAGAAAGGAGAGTCTTTTAATCCTGTTGAAGTTCAATTCAACAAAACTGTTGTTAGAGGATTTCATAAAGAATCTTTTGAATTAGGTAAAGAACTCTATGATGCATATCCTATGTTTGGTAATATTAACGGAGCTACTGTATCGCTAAGAGGAATCTCTAAGAAATATGATTCTCCAGAGGATTTTTATAGAGCGTATGGAAAAGCCATTAACTGGAATCCAGAAACTCACGCTGAAATTATGGAACTACTAGATTGGGCAAAGAATAATACTCAATTTATACAATTTTCTCTAGCAAGTTTTGTAATTGATAGGCGTTGGAATGAGTTGAAAGCTCTTAAAAATGGCGAAATAGCAAACGTTAACTTTAACGCTGTCAAGATGATATGATTGACGAACTTGATGATTTCTTTGCTGAAGTTGATAGAGGTAGAGAGGGAAAGAATCAAGGAATCGGAATGGGATTGCCTAAATTGGAAAGCATAATTGATGGTGTTTGTCCATCTACATATACTCTAATCTTTGCAGGAACCGGTAATGGTAAATCAAGTTTAGCGTTATATGCATATGTATATAGACCATTAATGGAACATCTAGAGGATGAAATGTACAGATGTACTTATTTCTCTCTGGAAATGACCAAAAAGACAATCTATGCTCGATTACTAAGTCTTTACATCTTTGATACTTACGGTATAGAGATTTCTCCAAAAGAGATTTTCTCTAGAAAGAAGAACTACAAGCTTTGTGATGCGTATTATGAAATTATAAAGGAGTGTAGACCTTGGCTTGAAAAAGTCAGGAGAGTTGTTAAAATCTACGACAAGACCTGTAATTCTGCTTATATCTATAACAAGTTAATACTTGAGATTAAGAAGACAGGTAAGCTAACAGTAGTTGGTTCTGGTGAAGATGCTGAAATATCTTTCACACCAAATAATCCAGAGTTAATTCATACTGTAGTTGTTGACCATATTGGTCTTGTAAAGGCTGCTGCCGATAAATTAAAGGGTGAAATTGATGCAGTTTCTAGAACTTTAGTTCAATTCAGAAATGCTTGCGGGATTAGTCCGGTTGTTATTATGCAGATTAATAGAGGTGCTGGAGACATAGAACGTCGAAAGCAAGGACTCAATAATCTAAATCTTAATGATATTAAGGACTCTGGAAATCCAGCACAAGACTGTGAAGTTGCTTTATCAATTTTTAATCCGCACAGAGAACACCTTGCAAATTACAATCATTACAAGATTGACGTACTCGAAGACAATTTTAGAACTATAACAGTTCAAAAGGCAAGAGACGGTGCATCTAGTGTTGAAATTGCAGTAAACTTTTTTGGTAGGATGGGTTATTGGCATGAAATACCAAAGCCCGAAGAAATCAACGATTATTCCAAGTATACATCTCCTACATATATACTTAAACCACAAAGTACAGAAACAACAGATACAAAAGAAGAAGATAAAGAAGATAGTGAACGTTCAACTTTTAAATTTATATTGTAATGAGCAATGTAATCTGTTTAGCAGGTTTATCCAATACTGGAAAGAGTACTTCGCTTAAATATCTTGAGCCTTCCGAGACATTTATCGTTAGTTGCACAAATAAGCAATTACAAATTCCAGGATTTCGTAAGAAATATATTAAAGTAAGTATTGAAGATAATAAATTAGTAGGAAACTGGCTTGTAAGCAATGACTATGCTAGAATTGCTAAGATTCTAAAAGTGGTTTCTCAGACCAGACCTGATATCAAAACTGTTGTTATTGATGATTTGAATTACTTGTTAAGTAATGAAATTATGAATAGTGCAGAGGAGAAGGGTTATGAGAAATTTACTCGTCAAGCTAAGAACTATTATGACATTATCAACAATGCTCAAAATTTACGAGATGATTTGACCGTTGTTATGATTTCACACATTATTAACGATGGCACAGATATTGAACCATTCTGGAAGTTGTATACATCAGGAAAGATGCTGGATAAGACAGTTAATCTTGATGGACTTTTCAGTTATATTATTTATACCGATAAGTATGTCGATGAAAACGACGAAGTTCAGTATAGATTTATGACAAAGACTAACGGTAATGATACTTGCCGCTCGGTTGCAGGATGTTTTGCAGATAAATACATTGAACCAAACATGAAATTGGTCATAGATACCATTAATAAATTTGAAAGTGGAGAATAATTATGCTAATTAATTACAATTTATGTTTTGACGACGAGCAGGGAAAATTTGTCGCCGTTAATCCTGAAACTGGAGAAATCCGTGAGTTTACGGCTCCAGCAGCAAAGAAAACCACTACAACTCGTAAGAAGAAAGCTGACGAGTCTTCAGAGCCTCAACTAATCTTGAGTGATAACAAGTACACTCTGAATACAGCTGCTGTTGAGTTGATGGGAGTGGAACCTGAAGCTAAGTTAAATATCAAGATGCGTAAGATTGATGGAGTTATTACTCCTGTCTTGGGTACTGACGAAGCCTTTAAGTGTAAGTCAGGTAATCGTTTAACTAAATCTTTCACAGTAGCTTGTAGAGGTGCAAACAATGAAGCACTTGCTGCTTATGGTACAATCTTTGAGCTTACTGAGAATCCAGATGGTTCTGGAACCTTTATCCTAAAGGGAGAGAAGACTCCGGATTTACCACCAGACGATGAAGCTGTCGCAGCTAACGTACCGCTACCTGAAGGTCTTGATGTTAATCTAGACAACCTCGATGATGATATTCCTTCCGAGGAAACAGCAATCGATGGTTCTACCTTTGAATCTATGCTAGCAGGAATTGTTTAATTAATTAGATAGTTAATAGTAATCTTTTTATATTAAGTGCAATTATGAGTAATTTTAATTTTGGTTCACTTGCAAATTCAACTGGAGTTGCTTCCGATAGAAGACTTAGAGCATACTCCATCAACAAGGTAAAATTTGTGGAAGCTAAGCTTACACAGATTCATTCTGAAAAGAATGGTACCGATTATGACGTACTGAATGTACGTTGGGAAAACCAGAGTGGTTTCTATGAGGAGAATCTCTTCCTTCCTGGAACTTCTGGTCGTGACGTAGAGCGTCAGCCTAACAACTGGGGTGGTGAAATGCCTTCCAACGCTGACCGCGCTATGATGTTCTTTGCTCACCTTCTTGGTGTGCTGAATCCTGATGGTTTCGCCAAACTGAAGAAGGTTGTTGGCCAGGCAAAGAACTTTACTGATGTTGCCAACATGGTTGTCAAGCTCGCCAATGAGAAGAAGGGTGTTGAGTGTTATCTAAAACTTGGTGGTCGTACCAATGAGGGTGTCACTTATGCAGCTATTCCTTTCTTTGCAGCTGTCAACAAGGACGGTGAGGCTTATATCAACAACAACTTCCTGTCTCTAAAGGATGACCTTGGTTTCACTCCTAGTGAGGACAAGAAGCGTGTTGAGTTCGAGAATGCACGTCCAACTCCGGCTCCTAGTGATGCTACACCTAGCGCTGAGGCAGCACTTGATGCCCAGACTGAGGGTGAACTAAACAGCCTTCTAGACAG